TGGCAGTAGAAGTCTTTTGTCGTTGTCGTAATGTTGCATCATTCTCAGTATCTCGCCCACTCACAGCGGATGAGACGTTATTAACCGACTGCCACCCGATTGTCGGCGTTGCTATTTTTGTGACTGTACCGCTTGAAGCTGTGATAGCTCCCGATAATTCAGCTGTAGTCGTTACTGTGATAGTGCCGCTTAATGGAATAGTAGTTATCGGAATTAGCCACTTTTTACCATTTATATCTTCCGCTTTGCAGTCCGTTAATACCGTTCCAGTTGTCCCGACTAAAACTAAATCGACCGTAGAAAAAGTGGATGATTGTCGGGTTATTCCGTTAAACTTAACAGTACTTGACAACCAAGCACCCTGAGCGAATGTAGGCGAAAACTGTGTTAATCCACCTGCTAGAAATTGAAGTGTATCATAAATGGCAGTAGCACGAACCGCTAAATTTTGCCCGTCTTGAGAGTCTGGATTAACATACGCATCAATCCCATAAATAGATTTAAACTCATTTGTAACTTCATTCAAAATGGTAGGATAATCGGGATACTTAAACCCCGTTGCATCGACATAGATTAAATCTGCAAGTGCCATTATAAAACCCCATTGATTACGGTTTGCCCGTATAATGTGTCAATTTTAACAGATATTGATACTTTCCTCAAATCACCGTCAAAAGTGCTGTCATATTCTAAAATTTCCGTCACGCCTTCCGTGTTTAAAATCCTATCCTTGATATTCATATCGAAAACGTCCATCGTGTACTTGCCAAGGACTCCCCCGATATATGGAGTGCCATCTGTTAAATCTAAAAACCATTCGTTCTCCCATAGCTTCAAGCGAGTTACAACAGCTTGAGCCACTCCGAGCGGATCGTTTTGGTAAAAACTATTTAAGCTTCCTCCGAAAGAATAATCCCCATTATCATCTAATTTTCTGTATGTCATAGAGGTGCTCCTGTGTTAGATAATCCGCTAGTTACGCCCGGATGAATATGCGTTTTCAATGATTTACCGCCACCTACAACATCGGTCGTTGCTGTCAAAGTTCCACTCACGTTTACATTGCCCGTGAAAGTTGCAAGCGGTGTAGTGATAGTCATTGAAGTAGGCGCGGAAATATTAACCTTTCCCGTTTTATCCACTTCTATCATAGTATTATGGTCGTCGCTTCTTATCTGTAGTTTTGTGGTGTCATACCCTGCCACTGTGCGCGATTGTGAACGAACTCCTATCAATGCAAAGCCGTCACTCAAATCGTGCATACGTGCCTCCATTGGACGCTGTACGCCCCCACTTTGCCACCATCCGTCAATACATCGTGAAGAGAAAACGATTAAGCACTCATCACCCACCGAAATAGGACACGTTATAGAGTATCCACCCGCTGTCATAAACTGGATAGGGACATCAACCAATAGAGGCATATTCACGTAATTCTTATTTTGTTTTTTATCCGTAGTTACCCCTTGAATAGCGGGTTGCGCCGTTACGGTTTGAGCTGTCGCATTAAACGATTGAATGATAGCGGGAATGGCTGTCCATAATTGAGCCATCTGTCCATCAATCGCCATTCGCAAAGACTCCTCATGGTCGTTCATCCTTTCGACTTTGTTCATTATTTATCCTTCACGCTTTTATCGGCTTTTACCGTTGCATCTAAATCTAAACATAGTAAGTCACAATACCAATCGTTCCCGCGAGTATCGCCGACATATTCAACTTGGATTAGCTTATAAGTCCCGTCACTTGAAAATGAAGCTGGTTTGTCTATTTGAGCGTTCTTATCTTTTTTATTGATCGTTTGAATTGTCGCACTTGCAATATCCTCTTGATTGATGATAACTTTGCCACCAATCTTAAGCATAGGGTTCAATAGACATCGCGCTTTTATCCCATCGTTCTCTTGCGTAGGTGTATCGACTAACCCGCTCTTAGAATTCAACACAACCGCCTGAGACGGCAAAAGTCCTTTTAATGGTACGACTTGAAGTTTACCGTCTTGAATACTCCAAGAACTATCTGTACTCTCAGCAGATTGACGCATATAATCTTTCATCATTCCGTACATCACTTTACCGCGAGGCAGTTTAGTACCGCCAGTATCAGCAATGTATCCTTTTGGAGTATCGCCCGCCGCCGCGTTCATTTGGTCGGACTGTGAAGCACCCGCGCCTAATGTCGTATTGACTATCGCGAAATTATAATGCTCGTCGCCATCGCTTGCAAAGATATGCAAAAAAGTATCCGTTCCATTGTCGCGTCCGGTCTTAATCTGTCGGACTGACCCATCAAAAATAACGCCGTAATTCTCTTCATATCCTGCTTGCAAAATTACTTTAGTGAACTCTTTGCGAATTTGATTTACAGTTTCATCGGATAGATTATAAATCTTAAATTCAGCTTCATTCGGTGTTTGATTATCGCCTTTTTTAATAACAAACGTAATCCGTAATTTCGACACATCGAGAGAATTGCCCGCGTTATTTGAGATGATTAAATCACACTTTCGTCCGTATTGGTTCATCTTATGCCGTCACAAAATAGAGATTGGAGGCAGTGCCTAGATTGTCAAGAGTAGGAACGCTCATACCGTCTCCGTCTGTGTATACAACCAAAGCACCGACGAATCCTAAATCAGGAAATGGGGATAATAAGTCACACCCCGTTACGAGAGGAATTGACGATAATATTCGAGCTGATGTCGAGGTGTCTGCAATGTCGATTAACCAACCGCTTACCTCATTCCATTTTGTAGTGATAGTCAAGTCTTTACCGTCAAGCGTTATTACGAACTCTTCTGGCGTATTCTTGAGGGGGATTTTATATTCAGCCAAAGAATGTCCTTAGTGCAGATTTTTTCTTAGTTTCAGCGGGTGGAACTTCCGTTGCCGATTTAGTTCCACCTTTACCAGTCCCACCAGTTTTCCCCGCGTTTTTTTGTGAAGCTCTTGGAGTCACATTCGTAACCGTCACTGGAACAATAATAATTTCCGTTAATTCCGCATTAATGATTAAAACATTTTCGGTCTTAACATCGGTGGTTTGAGACAATGACTTTATCATCATATTTTTGTACGCACGTTTACCAGTCATTACGTCGATTGGAGTACGCTTATTTTGCAAGTCTAAAAGCTTTTGATATGTGATTGATAAGTCGCCACTCTTTTCACTAAAGCCTAACTCCATTTTAAGTGTAACGGGCTTTTTATAACTATGGTCGGTAATCGCCGCGCCTTGTTGAACTGGATGCTGTGTTATTTCTAAGTCATCGCTCCCAGTCTCTTCAATTGTAACGTCGGGAATAATCCCCCCAAATGAACGAATAAACGCCATTATCTAGCCCCCGCTCTCATATTTCTCGCCATATTAGCATTAACGTTTCCTTGTTGTCCTGCAATCGCGTTCGCTGTCGCATTAGGGTTTTGACTACCATTTACGTTAAAAACAGTTTGTTGCGATACATTAGCATTCTGCCCCGCCACACTTCTTTGAACTGCGGGGGATGGGGTAGCAGAAGAACCGCCTCCAAACATACTGCCTAACGATGAAGCCATTTGAGACATTCCGCTAAACTTATCCCCAAACCATTTAAAGAATTCCGAAAACCAAGCTTTAACAGTTGACCAATTGGCAATTAATGCAACACCGCCTGCAATTAATGCCGCGATAGCAATTACAACTAAAGCGATAGGGTTAGCAGACATTACAGCATTAAATAAGAACATTGCTAGTTGAGCACCTTTTAACGCCATAGTAATGATATTAGTGCTTAATGCCCATCCCATCATTATTGCTTTTGTGGCTAACATTGATGCCCCAAGTCCCACAACCAATGCCGTACCATACATTAGCATTTCACCGAACCCAGAACCCCAGTCGATAAGACTATCCCCACCTTCTTTCCAAGTCATAAAGTCATCATATAGAGCCAATACAGCAACGCTTAATCCAATAATCATACCGATAGGAGTAAGTAAAAAACCAAGATTAAACGCTTTCCACGCGATTAACGCTAACGCTAAATAGCCTATCCATCCATTAGTTGCTTCGTTGAGCTTACCCCATATATTAACGACTGCCCCGATTAACTGTCCTGCGATTGAAGCTATCCGACCGACTAAAGTTAAGAACCCAGCACCTATGTTTATGATTGTCTCGATAATCGGCTCAATTGCATCGACGATCTTCTTGCCGTCCGATTGTAATACTTTACGGAACGATTCAAACGACGCGGAAACATTCTTCATACCTTGACGAACTTTAGGCATTAGGTCGGTGGCAATTTTCTCCCACAACTTATCAAACCACATTTTAAGCAGTCGGACGTCTACCATCATTTCACGCTGTTGCTTCATATACTCTTTTGATTCAGATATATTCTTCTCAAAATCAAAACCTACGGACGCATCAATATCGGATAATTCTTTGCCTATTTTGGAAGTGTTACCGAGTTCTCCGTTAAACATACGCAACATAGCAGGGTCTAAGCCTAGACGCTCCATAACCGAAATAGCCTGACCTCTGTCCATCGTTGAGAGTTTTGTCTGTAGGTCTGCCATAACGTCAGTGGTAGCCCTAACGTGACCGCCCGCATCTTTTACCGATACGCCTAGCTTTTCCATTATAACTTTACCGCGCCCGATACCGAGAGCCGCTTGACCGACTACCCGATTAAGTGCCGTCATACTTTCAAATGCTTTATCTTGACCGATTCCCATAATTTCGGCGGTGTCCCCGAAGTCGTCCATCGCTGATGCAGTTGTATTAAACCGTTGAGCTAATAGGTCGAGTTGTTCAGCCTCTTTCGCTACGTTATCAATGCTGTTTACTATAACGCCCGCCACGGCTGTCATAGTCGCACCAAGCGCCATAATACGAACGGATGCCGAGGATATGCCACCTAGAAAATTCTTGAGTCCTGCTTCGTCGATTTTAAAGCCGAGCGATACGAGCAGTTCTTTTATTACGTTATCCATATCGCTCTCCTTAGTTTTGCTTATGTCATTGTATTGAAATTACGAGTATGAGGCAAATTATTTTCTATAATGTATTCATCATATTTTATTGCCGCTTCTAGTTTTGTATCATAATATCCTATATATTTATTTTTATTATTAATACTTATTTGTGCAATCCATTTATTGACTCTAGAATGTTTACTTACACCACGGTATCCGCTTGTATTGTTGAATCTTATTATCCGAGTATTAGCAGATTGAACAAAATAATTCGTCCACCTACAATTAGAAGGTTCGTAATTTCCATCATTATTGATTCTATCTATTGAAAGTCCTTCTTTATATCCGTTTAGAATAGCCCAGTTATAAAAAGAAATAAAATCATATTTCCATTCTTCACAAATGATAATGCCACGTTCGCCATAATTAGTATATGATTTATTCTTAATATTTGTAGTTCTTTGTATTATTTCTTCCCATACTCCATATAACTTTGAATCTGTTTGACCATGTTTTATTTTGACACAGCCACAACTTGTATTATGTTTTAATACTGCATATATTTGCGCCTCATATTCAGCACCGCATTGACATTGAAAAAGCCCATATCTTCTTGTTTGAGTAGACGTTATTTTTGCCAATCTCATTCCTAAATCTTTCACTAAAACCGATTGAGCTTGTTTTTTATATGTAAGTAACATTTGAAGTCCTTCACGACTTATAAATTTTTGTGAGAGGTTGATGCGTGAAGGTGCTGTAGACAACCTCTCACAAAAACTTTCTACATTGATATTATAGCGGTGTAATTTCGATTGTTCAAATTAGAGTTAATACCTCTTGACACGTAAATGATTTTAGTATATAATGACGGTATCAAAATAAAAGAGGTGGTGAAGATGAAAGAGATTATTTCAAAAGGGTTATTAAGCGAAGTATTAAAATTAAAAATGGAAGAGATAGTATCAATCGAATTGGATAAAAATACTGACTTTATGAGTCTTGATTCTGACCTTATAAAAATTACTATTGATAATGATTTAGCATGTAAACAAGGATTGGTTAGGGGATATTCCATAAGATACATAAACATATATGAAATGGCTAATAGATGCAAAAAATGGGCGTCATCTGAGCCTATAAATTTTCATATAAGAAGCACTAATTATTGTGGAAATAAAGGTACTGCTCAAATTATGTTTATTGGTGGTAGTGAAATTTTTAGCGGTGGTTCCGAAATAGAAGAAATATTCAATCTATGTCAATATATTTTAGATAATAATGAGAATAAATGACCACCCAAGTCCTACGCCCAGCAACCTACAAAAAAACTCCACGACCTTGCGAGGTATGCGGAACGGTTAAACCAATGACAAAGAGCGGTAAATACTGCTCAAATAAGTGTAAACAGAAAAACAAGAATATGAAAGTGAAGGAGAGTAAATGCTAGTAACCCGTAAGCAATTATTAGCCAACGGTGCGAACGGTTCATTACATTGGATGTGCCTACGTTTAACGCCTCATTCTAGCAAGATAATCGGGAACAACTTATGTTATATGTACGATACGGAAACGATACGTCACGAACTTACAGCGTTTATGCACCATGCTCAGCGATTGACTTCGTATAACTATGCAAGGACTACTAAAGTATGTAATAGTTTTGTGTCAGCTGTTGATAAATTAGAGGGGATGAAATGATGAGTAAAGTAGATATATTTTTCTTAGTTTGGATAGGGATTAATTTTCTTGTCGTTTGTTATTTCGTAATCAAAGCACATGAGAATTACTAAAAGGTTTAATCCTTCATAGCGTTCTCATAGCGTCGTTCATTTTCATCTTGAACGTCTAGCATATCATTCAATAAAGCTACGTCGTCAATCGTTAAAGTGCCATCTATCAAGCTTTCATACTTGATTAAGCCCTTCATGCACGGACGCAATAGCCACTCTTCACCGCTTGGAAGAGAGACCCATTTTATAGGGCGTTTGGTTTCAGGCTCGTGTTGATCGAAGTCAAGTCTAAGCCTTTGAAAAAAGCACTAAAGTTACCTTCAAACGCCTTCATAGCAATCTGCATCATAGCCACTAAATCAATGTCTTGATACATTAGGTTTTCGCCAGTCGATACTTTACCCCATCCGCCCGTAGAGTCTTTACGCTCCACACATCCGAGCAAACCAAATAAGACGAAATCTGCATCAACATCATTCAATGAAGCAAGTGCCGTAGCGATACCGTTTAAAACATCCCCCTCACTCTTACCGACAACACCCGAAAGGATGGGTGCCATACGTCGAACGATATGAAACTGCTGTTTAGCATTAAGCTTCCCCGACTTGTAGTCGATACCGTTTACTTGAAAGTCCATTACGCGTTACTTCCGTTACCTAAGATGGTTTCGGTCTTAGTTGCGTCGAATGTCCACTCAACACTTCCACCCTCTTTGGCGTAGTTGATAGCAGGACGTTTTTTGAACGCTACATCACTTAACGTAATAGAGTCACCGCGAACACTGTCACGAATGGTGATTGTATTCTTGCCGTGATTAGCACTTGAAGCCGTCTGTACGTTGTACATTTGTGAAAGCTGTGCATTAATTGGAGAAGTCTTAAGTAAACGGATTGTAACCGCACTTGCTTCACTTGCAACGAGTGAGTGCATACCGCTCCCATCAGCTCCCATTGTCATAACTGATTTATCCTCAGTAGCCTCAACGGTGATGCCCTCTTCTGCTGAACCTGCACCCGCCGCTAAGTTAATACTTCCGCCCGGTCCCGCGATCGCGGCTACGATATCAAGAAAACTATAGGTCATAAATACTCCTCGTATTTTAATAATGTAGTATTGTAACAGCTCAAAAAATATAAAACAAATTGTGCTATAATGTTGATGTAGAAAGTTTTGCTGAGGTCGGGATTACATACCCCTCCAAGGATTCCCGACTTCATCAAAATTTTATGCCTTGGAGGGCTTCAATGTTACAACTAATCACACCACCTTCTACGCCAGTGTTAATTAATTACCTTGGGACTAAAAAAGTAGGAATATTACAAAATAACCATAAATACGGACTTTTTCAATGTCAATGTGGAAATACTTTTGAAGCATATTTGAGTGGTGTTAAAAGTGGAAATACTAAAAGTTGCGGATGTTATAATATTCAACGAATTCAAGAGCGTAATTTTAAACATGGGTATAGACGTACTAGAATGTACACTGCTTGGTCGAATATGAAAGCAAGATGTTATAACGAAAAATCAGATCATTTTATTGATTATGGTGGTAGAGGAATTACTGTTTGTGACGAATGGAAAAATAACTTTATTTCATTTTATGAATGGGCAATACAAAATGGATATGATAAAAATTTAGAAATAGACAGAAGAAATGTAAATGGAAATTATGAGCCTTCTAATTGTAGATTTGTAACTAGATCAATTAATACACAAAATACAAGACTATTGTTTGCTACCAATAAAAGTGGGTATAGAGGAGTAAGCTTTCATAAGCAGCATCAAAAATGGCAAGCGTACATAACTGCTAATAATAAAAGAAAGTATCTTGGAATTTTTAAAGATATTATCGAAGCCGCTAAAGCTTACAATAAATATGTAGTAGATAATGGGCTTGAACACCCATTAAATATTATTAACGGTTGACGTTAACTAACACCGATATTTCTTGAATCGCACCTGAAAGCTTGATGCAAACTTGGATTGGAGGGGCTTTTCTCGCCTCTCTATCAGATTGTGCTTGAAGGCTCAACGGCTGTGAGTAGATGTAATAACCCTGCTTGAGGTATTGACCTCTTTGTAACTGCCCCACTGGATCTGCATTCCAAGTTCCCCCTGCAACTAATCCGTTATTAACCGACTCGTTACACACGCCCGTGATAATATTGACAATCTGATTAACTCCATCTTCTGTCTGTGGGATTTTAGTGCCACTTGTATATAGAAGATTATAGCAAGCATTTTGTACGCTATCTTGGAACCAATCAAGCCCGTGCATTTCGTCAAAGTAAGCCTGACCGCTCATGACACCGTTTTGGATGATAGCCGTATCATTGTTGTAGTTTACGAATACGTTACAACGTTTAGCTGTCAATGTTTGCGCTTGAGTCTCTGTGAGCGTTTCAGCTGTGATGCCCGGCTCGATTTTGTACATCATCGTAATAGTTGAACGGTTAGCGGCAAAGTTCACCGAGAACGCACGACCAAAATAAGAAGCGACCGCATACTTATTCGCTGAATACTGACAGAAAGAACGCTTATACAACAACGTTTTAAGGCGTGATGCCAAGTCAGTCGTAACAAGTGCGTCAAGTACAGTTGTTGAGGTAATCGTAGAACCGTAGATGCGCGATGGTGAAGCCGCTTCGATAAGTGCCGATACATCAACGCTTTGATCATCTGTTGGCATAGTACCAGCAGCAAACATAAGCCCGTACCATGTAGCCGATTTGTCGATTAATGCAAGCGCACAAGCCGATGGAGTTTCAGCAGCATAACCCGGAACAAGCGGAGAAGCTAAAGCGACAGTCAATTTCAATAGTGCCGAAATATCCGCACCGCTTCCAGTTGCTTCCGCGTTAGTTACGATTGACAATATGCCAGTTGTAGCCGATACGATTTTAAACTGTGAACCAGTCCACGTACACGTTCCTGCCCCTGCAAGTGCAGTAGTAATAACCGTTGCTACACCATTAAGAGTTGTTTGAGCCGCGAACGACAATGCCGACAATGTTTTAAGAACGCCGTCAATCGTAATTTTGAACGAACCCGTAGTAATTGCAGTCCATGCTACCATTGATTGCTCAGCAGTGGTTAAAACGCCACCTAGTGCCATACCTGATGTAGCAGTACGCAACCATCGACCAATCATAAGGTTAGCAGGTTTTGGAGACTGACTAAAATACAAAGATGCCGCCAAATACTCAGGAGCACTCAAGCCAAAATCAGTAGCGATAGAAGTAATGTCCGTGTAAGAACGTGTACGCTCTAAACCGCTGATTACATCGCTATCCCCTGCTATCATTAGAATACCGAAAGAACGACGTTGCGCCGCCAATGGTGAAAGATTTACCGTAACATTGACTAGACGGCTAACTGATAACCCGTTCATATAATCCCCTTATTTTTTAAGATTGATAAATTAACTCTGTACCCGTTAAGGGGTCAAGGTGAGAAAACGTATCACTTTTTACAATCGACCCAGTTTGGATGGATGTTATTGATTGCACATTGTAACTAGTCAGAATTTCTCTTGCAAATTCAATCGTCATATCGATGCGGTTATACCAAATATCCCCGATTAATTCAGGAACGTGATTGAGAGGTTGAACCCCTTTTGTAGTGATACCATTCGCTCGTAAATAATCTCTATTTTGTCCTATCTGCAAAGAGTCACGAACACGTTTCGCCATCGTAAATGCGTCCGGTCCATACACAAACAATGACAGCTCACCATATTCATTTCGCTTTAAAATAGAGGTATTTGTCCCCGCTTCAATGTACGCGTTTTGGTCAGAGTCGATAACTACAACACCGTAACCAATCCAATTGACCGTATTAATCGGCATTTTAGGCGGATTAAGTTGCCATGATGGACGGATTAATGTCGAATTTATGCCAGTGATACCCGATAAGAATGAGTTTAAAAACCTATCTAATGTCTGCCCTTCGATAGTTGACTCAATCCCGACTAAATATCCGCCAGTTGAACTACTAGCCATTCCCGCCCCCTTCAAGTAAACAATCTGCACGAGTATAGCCTTCGCCCCAGTTGCTAAAATCTGTCAATAGTTGAACATTGTACCGACGGCTTTTATATATGATAATGTCGGGATATTGTCCAACACCGTCAACATTTAAAACAACTTTAGAATAGATAGTAATCCAATCTGTTAGCTGTGTAGCTTGAGGAAGTCGTTTGAGTATTTCGCCGTTACCCGCTTGCACTGAGGCTGTGATATACGTTTGCGTTTCGGTGATTACATTCTCGCCATACTGATTTACAACAGCGGTGCGAGTCAATCGAGATACGGCACTCTCTTCTACAAAATCAGGATCTAATAATAAATCGGATACGTCAATCATTACGCGCCCCTCACTACAAATGTAATCGAATTTCTTAGCTGTCCCGTTCTAATAAGTGGCTTAGTGCCTTTGAACCCTTTAGCCCTACGCTGTGCTAACGTACTTTCTGCCAACGCTTCAAAACCTTCACCCGCTTGTAATGTCTTTTTAACGGAGGATGAGGCAAGTATCCCCACCTTAGTCAATGACTTTTTAATGTCGTCCTCATTGAGTGCGTCACGTGCTCCATCGGCTAATAATTTAAGTGCTTGCTCTTTCACCTTCTCAACGCCCGGAACTAAAAAGGGACGTGGTGGAATATTATTAACCGGACTTCCTTTTTCTTGGATATATCCGATTGATGAGTTTGTCATTTGCCCATCGTCTCGGTGATTCTCTTCTTGAGGGATACCGACTAACACGCGACTATTTTTGATTGATTCAACCGCTTTTAAAACGTTAGCGACTCTATCAATTAAAACATTGACGCTCATAACTGGATACATCCTGCACCATATAGGCGAGATAATCGAATGAACATTTTGCCGTAGTTTGTAAGATTCCAATGTCCCGCACCGAGTTCAATTGATGAAGTGGTATCATAACCAACGCTTACATCGCCGACCGATTTATTAGATTGTATCCCAGTTTGTTTACCGCGTTTGTTGTCGTATGCGATTAAGAGATGGTGAGCTGTGTATAGCTCGATTGCTTGAGAAAGAATATCGCCCCATCTGTCACTAACGATCTGAGCTTCCGCGATTGTACTCCAAAATGTCACCATTGAGTCGGGATATTTCGTTGTGTCTGCGAATTCTGGAAAGTTAGTTCTAAATGTTGCGATAATCATAATTAAGCCTTAATTGCTTTTTTTGTTTTGGTATCTACTACGACCGCTTCCATTACTAAATCATCTTTCAAGACTTCAATAAGTCCATCGGAAATAAGTAACTGAATGTAATCATTGTTAGCTGTAAGTTCATCAAGAACGTGCTCGCCTTTATCGAATGTTTGCGCCCCGCCGTCAAGATTGACCGACACTTTAAAAAGTGCGATCATAGTCTAGAAGCCGTCGGCATACTGAACGGTCTCAGGGTAAACGAATTCAACCTCACCAAGTGCCGCAATGTATGGAGCAGAAAAACGGATACCGAAATAATAAGCAGTCTCCCGACGTACTGGAACCATAGGGAAACGAACTTTTTCACCGTCATTGGTATAAGCAACCATGCGATCTGTTGCACCTGCACCTGCACCGACTAACCATTTTACTGGTTGGATATTCAATTTCTTACCGTTAGTACGGAGAGAAATAGAGTTATCTTCCAAGTAAGTCAAGATTGACACGTTACCCGCTGTACTCACTTTTTGGCTTGACAAATAAGCGAATTGTGCAGGAGGTAGCAACAAGTCAGAAGGACAAACCGCATAACCAGTTGCCGCCCATGAAGCACTAATCAAAGCATTAACGTCAGCAAGAATTTCGTCAGGTGTTTTTGCAGTCCACAAACGTGAAGTAGCTCCTGCGTTCAATGCAACATTTCCGAAAGTAACTTCCGTAGAGTTTACAAGCCCCTTAACGCCTAAATCAGTATCACCGACATAAACCATTTCGTCAATGTCCATGTTGTACTTGATTGTCATACCCTTCATCTTATACGCATCAACTGGCTGACCGATAAGCTGTGAACGATCTAGCTCGATAGAAGTATAAGAAACTTCTTGTCCCCAAATACGCAAAGGCTTAACGATACGCTCGCCATTTACATCAATACCCGGAATAGTGTTACTACCAGGAGCGATAAAGTTCTTACCACCACCCGTAGCATTAGAACCACTTGAAAGAGCACCAGTAGCTCCAAAAGTTGTACGGACGAATGATGTTGACTCATTCGCCATTGACACACCCTCACGGAGTTTGATGTCACGTGACCATGTTACGCTATAAAGCGGTTCATGTAGATTACGGTCGAGATTATCAAGCTGATTAACGAAATACGCTAATGTGCTGTCCATTGTTTTTACTACCATATTGTCCCCTTATTTCGCGATTCGAATTTCAGCAATGTTACTTGCGTCTTTACCGTCTACGTTCCAAACTACATTTGAAAGAGCGATATTTTTAGCCGTTACCACTGGAGCAAATGAATCACCCGCTGTCATAGTTCCCGCCGCCGTGATTGTGAATGTAAGTCCACCGCTTGTGTAAGCTGTTCCTACAGTAGCATCAAC